TAATGAATAGCTGCATTGCTAGAACTCGTACAAACACTTCCCGAACCTATTGAAATTCTACAATAATGAACACCGATTCTAGCAAATTCATGATATGTATATGGGTTTGCAATATTTCCAATCATTAATTTTTTATTTGGAAACTTCTCAATAAACAATTTAGATAAGTCAAGTAGTTTCCGCATATGTCCATTAGCAATATCAACTAATATATTATTACTTTCTTTTACAATAGAAGTAAATGATTCAAAATCAGTTTCAATTAATCTAAATTCTTGCAATGATATTGATTTAAAAGACAATTCAGAACATTCTAAAAATTGGTTTGATATACTATATTCATAACCTCTTGGTACACATACCATCATTTCATTAAGCAATTGAAAATAAAAATTGTCATTGAATCGTTCTTTTCTTTTAATTGAAAGAACAGAGTTCATTGGGGATGAAATTAATGGGAGAGGAAATGGTAAATTAATTTCACTTCTTGATTCTATTTTTGATAGAATGGATGGTACTAAAGCAATATCATTAAAGTCAAATTTTGGTGATTCTAAATTATTAATAAATGTCATTGATTTTCTTTTTTAGATTCAACAGATTCATTTTTAGCTTCCATAATTTTACGATAATTATCTAAGAACTTTTTAGACATTCTTTTAGAATCAACTAACATTTTGTTAGTTCTTGATTTACTTTTTTGCTTATGATTTTTTCTTTGTTTTGAGACTGGCATAAAATTAAAATTTATGCTTTAAATATAAGTTAAAACCCCAATATTTTCATAATTTTTTTGAAAATATTATTTTTCTCCTTGATTTTTAACTGATTAAAATTTTTAACTTCTTCAAAGATATCTTCAGAACGGACTTGTTCTTTTAATTTATTTGAATAACCTTTCCAAAAATGCTCTTCTTGTTGTTCTTCTTTTTTAAGAGCATTGATTTCATCTTCTTCCTTACTCATCTGACAAATCCAATTCTTTTCTTAATTCTTCTAACTTAGATAAATATTTTTCTATTTGTGAAAATTCAACTTCACCGCTTGAATATGAAGTTTCTCTGTCATCAATAACAATAACATCGGGATTTGATATCCATTTTTTTTCAAGTTCTTCATAAAAATCTTCAGCCGAATGTTGTGGATATAATTCTCCTTTTATATCGGTGAGATAATATACCGCTTTTGGTTTTTTTCCGTAAGTAAAGTATCTTGCTTTCATGTTCATTTAAAAAATAAAAAATATAAGTTTAAAAATTCTTTTAGTTCTGTTGTGTTTTTTTCTTTATAAATAAAGAATTTTTCTTTTATTATTCGCAATAAATTTACAAGTAATGTATTAAAATCAACATTCTTTGTAATTATTTCATTAGAATACGTTGTAAAATATGATAATAATTTTTCTTGATTTAAAAAGTCAAAATTATATATTTCATTATATTCTTCACAGGTTTTATTAAAACACCATTTAATATAATCATTAATCTGTTCTTGATTATCAAAAGCATCTAAACCTAAAAAAGAGTTTATGAATAACTTAGTATAGTCACTCATAAACTCTTTACATATTTCTACTTTTTGGTAGTTTACATTTTCAGTAAACAAAAGATAGTAGTTATCTTTTGATATTTTATTTTTGTCTTTTAAATCCATCATACTAAACTAAGTAAACTTTCTTACTATCGGTTGAGTAAAGAAGTTTCTTGTTTAATACTTTTGCATTAAAGTTTTCGGATAAAGTTTGACCTAAACCCTTGTAAGTTAATTCTTTACAACCGATTAATTTATTTTCATTGATCATTTCAATGACATCGTTTGCATCAAATATAACAGGTTTTTTTCTATTATCTTCATCAACGTAAAAAGATTGGATTTGGTCTAAAATATTATTTTCTTTTACAAGATTAAAATTTGAATTTTCTTTTAATGCTTTATCTGATTGTTTAACTTTAGGAAGGTCTCTTTGTAAAAGTGCTGCTTTATTTGTACCAAGTTTATGGTCATTTTTGTATTTGATTCTTTTCTTAGCACTATCATAAGCCTTCTTACCTGCTTCGGTATTACTCATTAAGTCTTTCTTTCTAGCTTCCCATCTAGCATTTTCTTCTCCATTAGGATTAAGTTCAGGTTGGAAATCTTCTAGACCTCTATGAATCTTTTCAAGATATTCTCTTTGATGTTCTGATTGATAATCATATTTTGGAATATCTTTTCTAGTCAATGAATCTTTATCATAAGTTAAACCATCACCTACACCTTTTTGAACAAGCATTGTGGTAGTTTTGTTACTAGCATCTTTCTTGTAATAGTTATTTGAATCTTTTCGGGTTTGATTGTTTACTCTTTCAATATCAAGTAATGCTTTTGGTTTAGCTTCTTCATTTACTAAATCAAGTCTTTGAACTAATCTACCATAATATTCATTTAATGTTTTCAATGACAAAGTATTAAATTGTCTTTTATTATAAACTTCAGGTAATTCAGTACCTTGATTTTTCAATAAAAATTCAATAATAGAATCTCTATTGTTTTCTCTAATTAAATCAAGTTTTGGACTCTTAAAATTATTTTTATTAGTTTCTAATTTAATATATTGTATATCATCATTCATTAAAGCATCTAAATCAACAAGTCTTTCAGTAGCTTCATTTACTCTTTTTGGTTTCTTTGGATATTCAATATTTGGACCACCACCATAATTATGTGATTTAGTATTTGGGTGTACAATACCTGTTGTATAATCAATTTCCATACCTTTTACTTTTTTCTTACCCTTTTTGAATACAGGATTTGAAAAATCTTGATAATGTTGAATACCTCTTTTTACGCTAGGTAACATATTTTCAGCATCCCACATATCTTGATTTTTCTTCATACTAAATCCTCTTCGTTTTTTATCGCCATAAACTTTATAATGAGGATTTGCTACAGGTACACCACCATTAGGGAATGCACTACCAACATCACCACCAAAATCTTCATCAATAGTTTCTTCTTCTTCATCACCATTCACAAGAATAAGTTTAGATGAACCATTAGAACTAGGGTATAACCAAAAGATTGGTTCTTTATCATATCTGTTTTCAAAATTTTGAATAAATCTTCTTATATCATCAATAGATTCAATCGTTTCAAAAACTTCTTCTTCATCATATAAATCATCTTTAAGATACATATCAATTGGTAACTTATCATTAAGAAATCTCATAACTTCCTCACCATGCATTGGTTTTGGTCCTTCATTAAGCATTTCTTCATCCATTTTGCTTCCGCAATATGCTTCATTGATTAACCCAACCCAATTAGATTCCTTTAATGAATCATTAATACCTAGATTGTTAAGTTTTTCAACTTTAACAATTTTAATATCTTTAGGTTGAATTTCAGAACCATAAACTCTTGAGATTTCCTCTAAGAAAAATTCTTTTTTATTATTATTTAATTCTTCTTGACTCATATCTGAATAATTAAAACCATGCAGGATATGATTTGTTTCTTTTAATAAAGCAACATGGGTAAAGTTATATTTCTCCCAATTCTTTTTTAATGATTCATTTAAATTTCTTTTAGAAAGATTTTGTCTTGTTACAACAGTAACATCATTTTCATTTAAGAATGGATATTTTGTTCTTATATCTTTAGTAAAATACTCATCCTTATATGTTTTTAATTCATCATGGTCATAACCTTCATAATTCCAAGATTCTAGAATTTTGTTAGTATTTTTGTTAATTGCAAAATGTGTGTTTTTGCTTTCTTTAATTATTTTTCCCATTGTATTTTCTTGTACTTTTTTCTTTTTATCAAATTTATATCCTTTATTTACAGCATCTTTAATCTTTTTATACATATCAAATAATTTCTTATTTGGTTTTACATATTTGTGAAATAATAATATATTCAAGATTTCATTATAATGATACCCTAGTTTCTCTTGAGCATTAACCGCCAATGTATCATATTTGGTTTTTAAAAATGCAACCCTGTCAACCAATTCTTCCATTGATTTCAAAGAAAATGTTTTGCGGTTTTTAAATTCACGCTTTTTTTTCTTAGCAACTGTATTAACTCTAGTGTCAATAGGTTGATGTTGTAATTGTTGATTTTCCATTAAAGGTTTTTATTAAATAGTTAAAAACAACTAATTATATTAAAGTTTAAATGACTAAAGACACAGAATCTTTAAAAAAAGAAATTATCAAGGAATTAAAACCTTTTATTGAAAAGGAATTAAAAAAAGTGGTAAAGGATAAGTTTACTGAAGAAGAAATAAAGAAGGTTACTGTTAAAACTTTAACTAATTTGTTCAGAGTTCTTTGGAATAGAAAAGGAACTTGGAGTGATGCTGTTTAATATTTCTTTTTAAAAGAAATCTTCCAAAGAATACCACCTTGTATAATAAAATTCTTTTCAGAATTAAGTCCAACACCTACAGAATAGATTTTATCATTTTTTGTCTTTAATAAAACATTAAAACACATATTATTAATAAGATTAGTTTTATCTAAAGCAATAGAAGGACCAATATATAATTGATTTCTTGGTAATTCAACAAGTGAAATCATTTCTTTTATTGTTATTTTATTAATTTTGGCATCAACTTTTCTATTAAGAATCTTATTTTGATTTATTGTATCGGATATTATTACAATACCTAAACTATCATTTAACTTAATTGTATCAATAAAAACAACTTTAGAAAAAAAATCTTTTAAAATAGTTAGTGTATCAATTTTTTCTTTAGGCATTTCTACATATATCGTTGTATCATGATATATATCTTTACCTTTTTTATAAATACTTGTAATTTTTGTTTCATATAGTGTATCTATTTTTGTTTTAATAACTTCATAGTTTTTACCATTTATTTTAACTATTTTATTATTAATATTTTTATCAGATTCACACATTCTCATTAAAGCAACAATAATAATTAATATTATTATTACTATTACTTTAAAATCTATTTTTTTTAAAAAATCTTTCACTATTTTTTCTTTTGGTCTTTCCAAGTAGGAAAATATTCTTTAATTTTTTGTAATGTCGCAATAACATCATCATCTAATTCAATTTCATAACTATCAACTGTTGCTTTATCTTTTTCAACATCGTAAGTAAATTTTAGTTTACCATCAAATTTTTCACCTTTAACTATTTCATCTGACATTTCAGTTACTTTTGAATCATTAGTTGCTTTTTCAAACTCACTTTGTTCTGTAGTTTTTGCATTTTCTTCAGGTGTTGCATTTGGTAATGCTTTATCTTCAGGTGCATCAACAGGCATGTTAAGAGTAGGGTCTTCAGCTTCCTTTAAATAAGTAACATTACTTTGACCTGATTTTTTAATTCCTTTCATTATTGAAAGTAATTTTTTAACTTCATTGGATTCCCTATTTGCTGTTCTTTGATTAAATCTAAACATAAAATTTTATTATAAATAGTTTTTTTCTAATTATATGTATAAAATACGATATTTCAAATGAAAGGTGGTAAAGCAGATAAATTAACATTGCCTCAAATAGCTAAAAAACATGGTATACCTATTGAAGATTTAATGTCACAATTTAAATTGGGTATTAAAACAGAAATGGAGCATACTGACAATAAAAAACAAGCAAAAGAAATTGCTTCAGACCATTTGGCTGAAAATCCAAAGTATTACACAAAACTTAAAAAAGCAAAGTTGGAAGAAGCAATTGCTAAATCTCTTGTAACAGCAGCATTAGGTTTAGGTTTGATGGGAAATCCATCAGTAAGTAAAGGCAATCAAGCTATACCAATAGGTATGAATGAATCATTAATAATGGAAGATGAATTACCAAAAAAATTAAAATCAGATATTGAAATAGAATATCATAAAAATTTAAATCCCAAATTTTGGTTAAATAACCATTTAAAAAGTGGCATTAGAAAAAATCTTTTAAATCTTGCTAAATTTTATTTTAAACAATTAGATTTAGGTGTTGAAATTAAAGATATAATTTTTACAGGTAGTTTAGCAAATTATAATTATACTGATTTATCTGATATTGATATTCACATTATAATTGATTATAAAAAATTAACTAATGATGATGAGTTTGCAAAAGAATTCTTTAGTAATAAAAGAAGTATTTGGGCTGATTCAAATGACATTAAAGTAAATGGATTTCCTGTTGAAATTTATGTTCAAGATGTTTCTGAACTTGATGATAAAGGTATGGGTTCTATGTACTCATTGCTTGATAATAAATGGATTAAAAAACCAAAATATAAATTACCTCAAGTTGAAAAACATTTAATAACTACAAAAGTGAATAAATATTTAGATATTTTAAATAAAATATCAATGATGGATGATTCAATAAAAAAGGTTGAGGCATATAACAAAGTATTTGAAAAAATGAGAACAGATAGAAAAAAAGCAACACAAAAAGAGGGTGAATTTTCTGTTGATAATCTTGTTTTTAAAGTATTAAGAAACAAAGGAGTGTTTGATATAATTAAAAATAATAAAAAAGAAATAGTAAATAATTTGTTTTCTATGAAAACTAACTAATTATAATAAAAAAATCTTATGAAAGAAAGGGAATTCAAAAAATTGGTATTTGAAAATTTCGTTCAAGCTAAAAAAGAACTGATTAGAGAAGGTTATATTAAAAGAAGTGATAACCTTAATTTTGAAGATGTGTTTAGTGAAACTAAAAAAAGAGTTCTTGAAGAACGTGTTAAATCACTTCAAAGAGAAAATCATATGTTAAAAAAACAACTAAAAAGAAAAGGTTTGCAAGAAGCTGGCGTAAGTAACCCAACTGGTTATGGAGAAAGTGGTAGTGATGTAATGGATGGTGTTTTTGATTTTATTGATAATGTTCTTGCTAAATATGGTAACACAGGTTCTAAAATAAGTGTTATTAAAAGAGCAATGAAAACTAAAGGAGTTATTAAAAGTGATACAGATTTAAATCAATTTGGTATCATTTTGCAAAGCAAAATGAAAGAAGGTTTTCCAATGAAAAAAGCAATTTTAAGTGCTTTAAGACAAATGGGTATTCGTAACCCTGAACCTAAAACTTTAGCTGAAAACATAAGAAGAAGGAGGTATTAATAAATAATAAAAAAAATCAAACTAAATAATAAAATGATTAAAAGGGCAGACGCAAGTAGTATCAAAAGGGAAGTAGCAACTAAAGAACAGATTGCTGAAAACTTTAAAAGATTGGCTATTGATAGTTCTAAAAAAGTAGAATTAAAACCATCATTATTAAAGACTGTTAAAACTTTAGATGGTAAAACTTTTGGTATTATTCACGAAAATAAATCTTATTATCTTAAATATACACTAAAACAAGGAAGTATAAATCCTATTGATTTTAAACATTTAGATGGGTTAAATTCTAATTTTAGTATTGAAAAACATAATAATTTTCAAAAAGCAGTAAATAAATTAACATTTATTTGTGAGGCACAAAATAATGCCCATAAATTAAGATTATTAACTGAAGCAGAAGAGGAAGAGGAAGAAACACCAAAAGAAAAAGTTGTAAGTAAAACTGACCAAGATAAACTTTTAAAAGATTTAGATACAAAAAAAGACCAAGCTGCAACTCCTGCTGCACCTGCTGCTGATATGGGTGGCGAATTGCCTCCTGCTGCACCTGCTGCTGATATGGGTGGTCAAGCACCTGCTGCTGATGCACCTGTAGATACAACACCTTCAGGTCAAGGTGTTGAAAGTCCAGAAGCTATATCTGATGAAATTTTAGATAATATGAATAAGCCTGAAGCAGGTGCTGAACCTGCTGCTGCTGAACCTGCTGCTGCTGAACCTGCTGCTGCTGAACCTGCTGCTGCTGAACCTGCTGCTGCTGAACCTGCTGCTGCTGAACCTGCTGAAGAAGAACCTGCTGAAGAAGAAGACCCTAAAAAGGAATTTCAAGAAACTGTTGGTAAATTAGGGCAAATTATTAATGACCTTCAGGATAAAAAATTATTCAATGAAAAAGATATTAAGAATGCGATTAATAGTGTTATTGCTGCTGTTGGAAAAGAAGGTTTTGAAATGGTTGGTTCTAAAGTTGTTGATTCATTCATTAAAAAAATGAAAGGTTCACAAGAAACCATTAAAGTAGATAATACAGAAGAAGAACCTGCTGAAGAGGAAGCACCTGAAGAAGTACCTGCTGAAGAGGAAGGTGAAGAAAAATTAGATGAAAACTTTTTAAGGAGTCTTAAAAAAGAAGCTAAACAATTACTTAGAGAACAATTAGAACAAGAACTTATCAAAAGAAAAAAACATATTTTAATTGAACAAATTAAAAGAAAATTAAGATAATATGTTAACCACATTATTGATACTATTACAAGCATTTCCTGTTGCAGAATTAATTTTTACAGCAATATCTGCTATTGTTGGTACAATATTAACTTATATTTTTATAATACCTGTATTACAAAATAAAATTAACTCTTTAGAGGAAGAAAGAAAACTTCAAAAGGATACTTTTGATAAAATAGGTGATGATGTCTATGAAATTAAGACAAGAATCGCAATTTTAGAAAGTTCTGATAGTAAAATGAATAAATTAATTGATGAATTATTTGATAGTGAAAAAGAAAATAATGATAAGTTTCAAATAATGATTCAAAAAAATACAGAAGCTATTACTAAGTTAGAAGCAACACTTCAAAACTTGAATGAACATACTAAAAAGTTAGACGATTTTTTCACAAGGTTCTTGGAGAAAAAATAATTTATTTTTAGTTTTTATGGAAAAAGAATATATCAATATCGAATCTATTAAGGTTCAAGAAGAGGATTTAAAATTAGTTTATGTAAATCCTGTTGGTGAAACACATAGTGGTTCACAAAAATTAGAATTCATATTTTCAAACAATCCCGATGATTGTATTGGACCTCAATGGGAAGACCCTTGTGATTTGGGTGTATATCCACCAAGAAAAGGATTTATCAAAAAAGTAATGGAGGTTACATCAAAAAGTATTGAGTTTGATTGCATTGTTGATTCATCTGAATTCAGAATGCTTGATGCTGTATTTGGTGTTGTTGCTCTTGCTTGGGAATCAGTTGAAGACTATAGAAAAATGTCATCTCTTAATAAGAGTCTTATTATTTTTAGATACGGTGATTTATATTATAATGTTCGTGAAGTTTTGAGAACTAACGACATAGAATTCACTAGTTAAACTAAAGTCTTATGACTAAACATGAGTTAATGATGGAATACGCAAAGTGCGCTATTGATATAGAGTACTTTGCAAGAAAATATTGTAAAGTTTGGGATAAGAAAAAACAACAATATGTTAATTTTGAATTACTACCCCAACAAGTTCAAGTATTAGAAAAATATAAAGAAAGTAATAGGGTTTTAGTTGCTAAGTATCGTCAAGGTGGTATTACTAGTGTAACTTGTTTATATTTAGCACATTCATTAATATTTAGAAAAGATATTAAAGTTGGAGTTGCAGCTAACAAATTAAAACTAGCAAAGGAAAGTATCTTCTATCAGATTGCATCCATTATTAATAATCTTCCAAAAGAAATATTTAATAGGATACCTACTGAATCAGATACAAAAGAAATTAAGATTTATAATAATGGTGCAACACTACAGGCTTTTGCTGCATCTGCTGATGGTCTAAGGGGATTTACTCCTGATATTTTATTTATAGATGAAGCAGCCTTCCTTGAAGAAGGCGAAGAGTTTATGTCATCTGCATCAGGTACGATGTCAGCAGGTGGACAGATTATATTAAATTCAACACCAAAAGGTCTTGACCCAACATATTATGCTCGTTATGAAGGAGCAAGAACTGGAAGGAATAACTTTAAAATTGTTGAGATTAATTGGTATGAAGACCCAAGATATAATGAAGATTTGATTTGGGTTAGAGGTGATGAATTTATTGAGGAAAAAGAAGCTATAAAGTATAATGAATTAAAAGCAAAAGGTTATAAACCTTCCTCTTCTTGGTTTAGAGATATGTGTCAAACATTTAATAATGACCCAAGAAAGATTGCTCAAGAGTTAGAGAATAAGTTCTTAGGTTCAGGTGGTAACCTTGTTGATGAGGAAACTATTATGAGAGTTGAAAAAACTTGTAAAGAACCAATTAGAACTGAATACGATAATAATTTTTGGGTTTGGGAAGACCCAATTGCAGGATATGATTATTATTTATCATGTGACGTTGCAAAAGGTAGTGGTGATGGTGACTATTCAACTATTCAAATATTTAAGAATGATGCAGTAAATATGTTATTAATACAAGTGGCTGAATATCAATCAAGAGTACCACTTGAAGTAATGGGTGAGTTATGTTTAGATTATGGTAGGAAATATAATAATGCATATGTTATTGTCGATGTGAGTGGTGGTTGGGGTATATCTGTTGTTAGATTTTTAATTAATAGTAAATATAAAAAAATACATTATGATAAACCAAGACAAAATGATTTAAAAATACAATTAAAATCATTTGCTAGAGGAGAACTACAACCAGGTTTTACAATGAAAAATGGTGCTATTCGTGATTATGTTTTAAGAGAGTTTGAAAGAAGATTAAGAGAAGGAGAAGCATTGGTTTATTCAATAAGATTATTAAGTGAGATTAAAACTTTTGTATTCAATGATAATACAAATAGATATGACCACATGCGTTCAGCACATGATGACTTGTTGATTGCTACAGGTATGTTGTTTGCAGTTTATATGCATTCAAAAACTATTGGAAATGAATTGAATATTTATCTTAACTACGCTAAGTCAGCATTTATAAGAAAGGGTGATGAATTTACAGAAGCCAATAGAGATTTTCAAGAAAAAATGATAAGTAGAGATAGTCAAGATACAAATTATGAAAGAAAAAATGATATGGTAAAGGGAAAAGATTGGTATTCAAATGGTCAAGCTAACCCATTTCCTGAACATGAAAAACCAAGAACAAATAATAACCCTTTTATCTTTGTAAGATAAAATATTTATTTCTATTTAAGAAAAACGTATTTTAATTAATTATGGCAGAAGATAATAAAGGTCTATTTTCAAATATTAATACTTTCTTTAAAAGAGCAACTGATGCACTAGATGCAACAAATAATAGATTTGAACCACCGCAAGAAAAACAATTTATTAAAGCAGCATCTCAAGAGGATGCAACAAAAACTGCTGTTGAAGATGGTGCTTTAAAATTTTATAGGAATCAAAGCACTAAAATTGATAAAGGTAACGACCAAAGAAAATTAATGTACGAGTCGAGCAGAATGATGCTCTACTATGATTATCTTTCAATGGATGGTTATCCAATTTTAGGAGCAGCACTTGACTTACTTTCTGAAGAAGCAACAACAACTAAAAGCGATACAGGTCAAATTTTAAATATTTATTGTTCATCCGATAAAGTTAAAAAAGAACTTGAAAGGTTCTTTTATAAAGTTATGGATGTTAATACTAACTTATTTTATTGGTGTAGAAATATGTGCCAATATGGTGATAACTTTGTTTTCTTAGAAATGTCTAAAGATAGGGGTGTTGTTGATTTTAGACAACTTGCATCACAATTTGTTGAAAGAAATGAAAAATATGATTCAAAACAAAGATTTAGAGCATTCTTTAAATATAAAGACCCTAACTCAGGTGGTGAAGAAGAATATTTAGATTATCAAGTAGCACATTTTAGATTATTAGGTACAGGTGATAGACTTCCATATGGTTGTAGTGTTTATGAAAAGGTAAGAAGAACTTACAAACAACTTTTTATGATGGAAGATGCGATGATGGTTTATCGTATCACAAGAGCAGCAGAAAGAAGGATATATAAAGTACCTGTTGGTAATGTTCCTCCTGAAGATGTTCCACAAATTCTTGAAGCATTTGCAAACAATGTAAAGAAAAAGAAATTGGTTGACCCTAAAACAGGTGATATCAATTTTAAATATAATATTGCTTCAATGGATGAAGATATCTTTGTAGCAGATAGAGGTAATACTTCAGGTAATTTTGTTGATACACTTCCTGGAGCATGTTTATCATTAGATACAAAAATAAAACTTTTAGATGGTAGAAGTTTAAAATTAAGTAAAATTATTGAAGAACATAATAATGGTAAAGAACTTTGGTCATATAGTATAAATCCAAGTACAGGTGAAATTGTTCCAGGTAAAATAACTTGGGCAGGTGTAACTAGAAAGAATACAGATGTTATAAAACTTACACTTGATAATGGTCAATCATTAATTGTGACACCTGACCACAAAATTCCAACTAGGTTAAACGGTGTAAAAGAAGCAAAAGATATTATACTTGGCGAATCATTGTGGTCTTTTAATACAAAACATAATAAATTTTCAGATGGAAGAAGTAATTATGAAATGTATTTTGACCATAATAAAAATAAGTGGATTTATACACATAGAATGGTAGCTAATTTTTTTAAAAATATTAGCGAACATAATGAATTTTTATTTGATTCAAATTATACTGATTCAAAAAAACAAACAATTCATCACAAAGATTTTAATTCTAAAAATAATAACCCGAATAATTTAGTTTTCATGAATAATGAAGACCATCGTTTTTATCATGCAAAAATGATTAGCGATTTTTCAAAAATGGGTGTTGAGGCTTGGTTAAATAAATTTAATAACGATTTAGAGTTTAGAGAAAGATTATTAGAAAACTTAAAAAATGAAAGAATAAATTATTATAAAAATAGAGATGAAAATAAAGTAAAAGAACATAATCAAAATATATCAAAGGGTATAAAAAATTATTTTGAAAATATTGATGATGATACAAAATCTAAAAAAGCTGATATTTCTAGAGATAATCTTAAAAAAGTTAAAGAAGAAAATAAAGTACATAATAGAATTAAACATGACCAGATATTTAAAAATAAATTATATGATAAAGTTAGTAAAACTGCTAAATTAAGAAAAAACACTAAAGAGTATAAAGAAAAAGCTACTATAAATGGAAAAAAAACATGGCTTAATAAAGATGAAATGTTAAAAAAAGTTTTTACAAAAGAACAAAAAATAACATTTACTGATGAACTTATTAATATTTTTATTAAAACTTTAAAAGAATCTGATAATAGATTTGATATCACTATTGATAAATTAAATAAAAATGAAGATTTTATAAAAATTTTTACTGATTCTAATAAAGAAATAAGGAGTTCTATTTTCTCACCAATTTTTAAACAACAACATATTAAAAAAATTGCTAATAATATAGGTTTAAATACCAATAAAGATTTGTTAAAATATGTTGAATTATATAATCATGCAGTTGTTAGTATTGAGTATTTAACTGAAAAAATAGATACAGGTACAATAACAATTGATGGTAAAGAAACATATCATAATTATCACAATTTTGCATTGGATTGTGGAATATTTGTAAATAACTCTAATCTTGAAGCAATTTCTGATATTAATTATCTTCGTGATAATTTATTTACAGGATTAGGTATTCATAAAACATTGCTTGGTTTTTCATCTGACCAAGCATCAGGAGAAGGTAAAAACTTATCAATGCTTGATATTCGTTTTGCTAGAAAAGTAAATCGTATTCAACAAGCATTATTAGGTGAACTTAATAAAATAGCAATTATACATTTAGGTTTACTTGGTGGTGATTATGAATCATATATTGATGATTTTAAATTATCACTTAATAATCCATCAACCGCTTCTGATTTATTACAACTTGAGATTTGGAAATCAAAATTAGAAGTATATGCACAAGCAACAACTCCAAATCAGAATACAGGATTAAAACCAATGTCAGAACTTATGGCTAGAAAGAAATTTTTCCATATGTCTGAAGAAGATATTATTAATGACTTACAAGAACAAATGCTTGAATCTAAGATTGGTGAAGAAGTTAAAGGTGCAGGAATGCTTCTTAAAACATCAGGTGTGATGGATAAAATGATTAAGTATAAGAATGCAGGATTTAAAATGGAAGGACAACCACAACAAGGTGCTGAACAACAAATAGATAATAGTTTAGGTGGTGGTGCGCCTCCGATGGGTGGCGGTGCTGAATTAGGTGGTGGTGCGCCTCCTGTGGGTGGTGGTGCTGAATTAGGTGGCGGTGCGCCTCCTGTGGGTGGTGGTGCAGGTTTTTTAAGTGAAGAAATAATTAAAAAGACTAATGAATTAGATAAACTCTTAAAAGAATAATAATTTATACTATTTATATTAAACAAGAAAAAAATGGTAAATTTTGGTAATGTCAAGTCAAAATTAAATAAAGCATATTCTCAAGATTTAATTGATAATACTAATAAGTATACAAAAATCTATGAATCTTTTTTAGGTACAGTTAAATCTTCACCAATTCTAATGTTAGAATATACGATTTATGAGAATTTAAGAAAAACAAATCTTGAATATAATGAATCTTTAAGGTTTATTGAGGCTAATATTTCTGCTTTATCTAAGATTGATAAAAATGAATTGCTAAAAGAAAACAAAAAACTTGAAAAGTTTGACCTTAAAGAAATTAATTTATCTGAGGATAAACTTACACTAAATAAAAACATTGAAAATGTTATAAATGAAAGTGTTTTCAAAAAAGTTACTAATGTTAATAGATTACATGAATCAGTTAATTTTTTAATTGAATCATTAACAAAAAAAGAAGAAGAAAAATTAGTAAAAACCGATAAAAAATTTAATGTAAATAATATTTTTTTATTAGCCAAGAAAAAATTAGAAGAAAAGTTTTCAAACCTTCAAACAGATGAAATGGAAATTATTTCAAGTTTTATTAAAGGTGATGAAAAAAATAAAAAAACAGTATTTGAAAATTATAAAAAAAGTACAAAAAATTTCTTACTTAAAGAAAAAGATAGTATTAGTTCAGAAGTATTATCGGAATCTTTTAATTTCATTGACTCCTTAGAATATACAAACGATACAGCATTAAATAATTTGTCCAAACTTTTTGAAATTAAAAATTTAAATTCAAATAATAGTAATGAGTAAAATACAACTACTAACAGAAGGACAAGAAGGGTACGGTTTACTAGTAGAAACTGATGCAGGTCTTATAAGTAGCGATTTAACAAATCGTAATAGAAAAATTTTTGAAGACCTAAATCTCAGAGCAAAAAGAGATGACTTTGATGGTCATTTTTATATTGATTGCAAACTCCAAGAAGCAGATGTGCTAAATAGAAATGGAAGGGTATATCCTAGAGCAATATTAGAAAAACAAATAAATGAATATCAAAAATTAATTAATGACTATGCTGCAATTAATGAAGCTGACCATCCCGAATGTCACCGTGAAACAGCAGAAGTTTTTACTGAATCGGGTTGGAAATTAATTAAAGATGTTGTCGTAGGTGAAAAAGTTTTTACACTAAATACAGAAACTAACCAAATTGAATTACAACCTGTATTAACAGTAATAAATGAAGAATATAATGGTGAAATGATTTCACTAAAAGGTAGATATATGGACCTTTTGGTAACACCAAATCATAGATTTTATGTAAATAATAATAAAAAAGAAAAGTTATTCATTACTGCTCAAGAAATTTTAGATAATAATACCAATTCTTTATTTATTCCTAATGAAACATTGTGGGATAATGAATTTGAACTTAATGAAATAAATATTGAAGATATTAAAGTAGAAAAACAAGATTATAATGGAAAAATTGTATGTATTGAAACGTCAAATAGCACGTTTTTGGTCAGGGATAACGGATATGCATTATGGAATGGTAATTCCGTTACAATATCATTACAAAACATTTCTCATAGGATTGCAAAAACATGGTGGTCAAATAATGCTGTTTATGGAACACTTGATATTATTGTTAGTGATTCATTTCTAAGAGAAGGTCTTGGTTGGACCATTGGTGATAAGATTGCTCTTTATTTACAAAGAAATCTTAAACTAGGTATTTCATCAAGAGGGTTAGGTAGTGTAAAAAAAGTAGGTGGAAAAAATATTGTTCAAGATGATTTTGAACTTATATGTTTTGACCTTGTTGCTACACCTTCTACACCTAATGCTTATCTATTTTTAGAAACAAAAGATGATACATTAAAAGAATCTGTTCAAGAATCAAACAATAATGTAAAAAAATATGATGATTCGATAAGAAAAATTATTGGTAACTAATTTTTTTACTAATTAAATATGAATAATAAAATAAAATGAGTAATAAAAAATCTTTATTGCAAGACAGTTTGCAAGAACTTGAAAATATCAAAAACGAATCTTTGGAATTAGCCAAAGAACAGTTGATTAATGAAAGTGCTGACTTGCTAGAAAAAAAATCTGCTGCACTATTTGAAAAATTAATTTCTGAAGAAGTTGGTGACTTTGATAATATGCCTTCTGATGAAGAACCATTTGAAATTGATGAACCTGAAGAACCAGAAATGTCTTTAGATGAAATGTTAAATGGATTAACAGAACCAAAAGAAAAAACTCTTGATGAAATCTTAGCCGAAATTAAAAATTCTGAAGGTATATATGATGATGAAGAATCTGAAGATGATGAAATCTTAGCCGAAATTAAAAATTCTGAAGGTATATATGATGATGAAGAATCTGAAGATGATGAATCTGAGGAAGAATATGATGATGAATCTGAGGATGATGAAGAAGAATCTATGGATGATGAAGAAATGTCTTTAGAAGATTTAAAAGATGCTGCCGAAAGAATGGGTCTTAAATTAGTAAAAGATACTGAAGATGGTGAAGAAGAACTAGAAGATAGTGAAGATAATGAAGAAGAACTAGAAGATAGTGAAGATAATGAAGAAGAACTAGAAGATACTGATATTGAATTCGATGATGAAGAATCCGATGATGAATCCGATGAAGATGAATTCAGGGATGTTGAAGTTGATGATAAAGTATTAGCAGAAAATAACAATAGATTTAAAAATACAAAAGTAATGAAAAATAATAGAAAAGAGGCTCTTAAAGATTTAAGAGATGTTAGTTTTAATAGACTTGTTGAGGCATATTACAATATGAATGAAAGTGATGCCTTTATTGTCAAAGAAGAAAAATACATGGATGAAATGAATTACATGCATGAAATGGATTACATGGACGAGCCAGAAGATGAGGATAAAATGATGGATGAAATGAATTACATGGATGAAATGGATTACATGGATGAAATGGATTACATGGATGAAGAAGATACTCTTTATGAAGTTGATTTCCGTGAAAATGAACCATCGTCTTTAAGTGATGAAGAACTTAATGAAATGCTTGCTGACATGGATATGGAAGAAGGAATGGATATGGAAAGATATCAACTAAGAAGAGCAGGTAAAGCAAGTGGAGTTTCTGCTTTAAATAATAGAAGAGATTTTCGTGATGATGCAGGAATGCGTTCACCTGCTGAAAGAGTAGAAAGAAAAGAAAGAGCAAGAGGTCTTGAAGGTAGTGGTATTCATGAATTTATGGATGAAGCTATGTATGATGAATCAATTGCTACCGATACAAGAGATAAATATATTGACCAAGGTCTTACAGGACCAATTTATGGTAAAGCAGGTGTAGATGAATCTATGTTTGAAGACCTTACTATGGAAGAACTTGAAGAAATTAAAGAAATGCTTGATGGAGATGGTATGGAATCTGAAGGCTCTCATAAAAGTAAAATGTATAACCCAAAAGATGATTTCTTGAGTGAAGATGATATTGAAGGAATGATTTCTGAAATGGAAGCAGATGAAATGGAAGAATCAAGTTTAAGAAATCAAGCTACCAAGAAAAACCGTGGTAATCGAGGTGCTATGCCCCCTCGTGGTAGACCTCATCGTCAATCAGGAATTCTTGAAGAAGATGAAGAACAACTTGATGAATTTTGGGGTGGCTTAAAAGGTGCTTTTGGACAAGCTGCTGCTGGTATTGCTAAACTTGGTTCAACAGCTAAACAAGCTGTTGGTCAATATGCAAGAGAAATTGGACAGTCATATCAGGATGCTGAACTTGCAAATGAAGTTAAAAAACTTGAAACTATTGCAAATAACGTAGGTAAACAAATTCTTGCTTTAAATACTAGACGAAAAAGAGCAGGAAAAGGTGTATTACAACCAAAAGATATAGTTAGTTTAATTACTACACTTTCTAATCAAATGAGAGCTGGTGCTGGTAATACTATTGGTAATGTTTCTCTTGCAGATACAAAAATTGGTCAAAAATTACAACAAGGTCAACCACAAGGTCAAGCACAAGGTCAACCACAAGTACAAGAAGAAATTGAAGAATTACAAGAACAACTTAAAAAACTTAAACAAGAAAAAACAACTCTTCAAGAAGGCTTTGTAAATAAAGTTAAATCATTAGAGAATAAAGTCTATGATGTAACAATTAGTGCATTGAAAGCAGGATTTGTAAACAAGTTTTTACTTGAACATCCTTTAAGAGAAAACGAAAAATTAGAAATTATTCATCGTTTCTCAAATGCACAAACTAAAGAACAAATTAAAGAAACTTATATTTCATTAACAAATGAGTTTGCAAAAGGGCAAACAGTTAAAGATGGTTCAATGTTGAATGAATCAGTACAAAATAAAGTTGGTAAAGTTCATAGAACTGACAATGCAGTTGTTAGAGAAAAGAACTTAATGAACGAAAATGATGAATCCAATAGGTTTAAACAATTACTTAACTATAATTTTAATAAGAAAAAATAAAAAACAGAATTTTTCTTACTATTTAAATTAAACAAAAAAAATTATGTACGGAATTACCGAAATTTTAAATTCAGGAAAAGTTGGACAGGAGTATAAGCAACTTCGTGAACAACGTGAATTGATTACCGAAAAATGGAATCAATTCGGATTGCTAGATGGCCTTGAGGGGTCTATGGCAGAAAACATCGCTCAGTTATATGAGAACCAAGCGTCTTACCTAATCAATGAATCAACTGATGCTACATCTTCAGGTTCATTTGAGACAGTTGCGTTTCCAATCATCAGACGAGTTTT